GATTGTTGATAGCGAAAGATCTCTGCCGTAAGCATAACATCTTGTGTACAGTATACAAGCATCTCATCACTAAACTTTTCCCACCCTCCTTGATAATCAATCTTATCATTCTTAAGGAATTTACCCCAAGACTGAAGAGAGTTATCACCAAGAGGATGGTCGTTAATATCTGGGTACATTAGTTTTGAGATAATTAATGTATCGTGATATTTAGTACATTTAAAATTACCAAGAATCTTACGAATAGCAGAGATATCAAAGAAAATGTTATGACCGATTATTAGGGTTGCTTTATCTAAAAGACTTACTAGGGTCATAATATTTTCTGGAGTAAATTTATAAGTAGTACCTGAGTCAAGATCGTGTGCTACAGCACAGTGAATAATAGTAGCTTCTGGAGTAATCTTGTTACCGTCAATAGCAACTTCATTTAATCCGTTAGCTTCAACATCAAGTACTAATCTCATAGGTTACTCCTTATTCAAAGAAATCATTAAGCTGTCTATTAACTCTAACAAATGTAGTTCTCTTTGGTAGATCCTTTAGTTTATCAGCACCAACATAAGTACATGCTGATCTTACACCACCAAGAATTGACTTCATTACTTCTGATATTGGGCCAGTATATGGAACATCTACGGTCTTACCTTCTGATGCTCTATAGGTAGCCACACCTCCAGAATACTTTTCCATGGCCGTATCTGATGACATTCCATAGAATCTCTTGTGAGTAATTGTATCACTTTCGTTATACACATCTTCACCAGAAGCTTCATTAGTACCAGCAAACATACCACCAATCATAACAAAGTCTGCACCCGCTCCAAATGCCTTGGCTACATCACCCGGACAAGTGCAACCACCATCCGATAGAACATAGCCATTAAGTCCGTGTGCGGCATCAGCACATTCCATGATACATGACAGTTGCGGATAGCCAACACCAGCAACCTTTCTAGTTGTACATACAGAACCGGGACCAATACCAATCTTAACAATATTAGCACCAGCCAATAGTAAAGCTTCAGTCATTTCACGGGACACAACATTACCAGCAATAATTGCTTGATGAGGAAATAAACTTCGTATACTAGAAACATATCTTACAAACTTTTCTGTATACCCATTAGCAACATCAATACAAATAAATCTAATACTAGGATATAGATCAATAATCTTTCTAGCTTTATCGACTTCAGCAAAGTTATCTTTACCCATACCCATAGTATATACTATGTTATTTGAAAGATTACCAGCCATAACATTTGCGTTTTTCCATTCATCTACACTATAGTATTTATGTAGTGCAGTTAGTGAGTCAAAGCTAGCAAGTTCTGAAGCAACTTCCCAATTACCAATTGTATCCATATTACTGGCAACAATAGGAACTCCGGTCCATTGCATAAGACCTGATGGCAGACTAAACTTAAATGTTCTTGACATAGATACTTCGCTTCTACTGTTTAGGGTAGAACGCTTTGGTCTAATTAGAACATCACGAAAATCTAGTTTAATATCTTCTTCTACTTTCATGTGATCTCCTGTGGAATTGTTTCTGGGCTATTAGAAAAATATACACAACTTTCATCAACCCAAGTAGCATTATCAATTTGTGCTCTAATAAAGTCTTGCATTTCTTCAAGAGTATTAAATGTTACAGTATCTCCGGGCATACCATAGTATAACTTAAAGATACCACATTCGTTTAATACATCACCTTTGTTAAGGATTACAGTTGTTGTTCCACTAATATCAATAGCCTTCAATAGTCTATTTAAATCTAAGAAATCAACTTTACGCTGGCGACCAGTAGTAGTGCCGTATTCCTTACCTATAGCTCCAATCTTTGAGCGTTCAGGACAAGTTAAGAAAGACTCAGGAAATCGTGGATCATTACCAGATCTAGTATCATACATCTTTGCAACACCAACGACATCTCCAATATCTCTAAAAGAAAAACCAAGAGAACAGGCAGCATAAGGCAAAGTCTCTGAACTAGTTGTATATGGTGGATTACCTTGATTAATATCTAACCACATACCTTGAGCACCCTCACAAAGAATCCTATCACTACCACAGAATCCTCTATCTTCAGGCCATAGTAAATCTTCCATCTCAACAGCCTTTAAGAAATTCTTAGCTAAGGCAGATTTTCGTAATGCCTTATCAGAATAACATGGAGCAATACCACAACCAGTAGTTCCTAGTTCTTTCTGAAGATACATCTCATCATAACGAATATTTTCTGGTGTGATAAAACTAGCGTGTGGATGAATCCAAAGTTTTTCCATTGGATTAAATCCTGCATTTTCTAGATATCTAATTTCTTGCTGTAGTTTAAAATAATCAACTACACAATTAGGACCAATAATACAATCTTTATTGTGAAAGATACCACTAGGAATTTGGTGTGTCTTATACTTTTTACCATCTACATATACTGTATGACCAGCATTAGGTCCACCATTCCAACGACACACATACTTATAAGGAAACTTCTGGCAATAACCAGATACAACTTTACCTTTACCTTCATCGCCCCAAGCAAGACCAAAGACAATATCAACTATTGGCATATTAAGTTCCTTCTGTTTGAGTTATATTATTATTTGGGTCATATACAACTTGACCACCATCATCTATTGCAAAGCCAACTTCCTTAAGTCTACCAGTCTTGCGATCATAATACAAAGCAGTAGCAATACCAGCACGGCCAGTTAGACGATTCTTTAGTACACGAATTAGAGTTGTATTCGCAATAGTTTCATCTGCATTCTGACGATCACGCTCAAGAGCTACTACAGTATTTGGTACTGATGACAATGCACCTGAACCACGAAGATCTTGTAGCGTAATACGATCACCTTCTTCATATGCTTTATCAGTCTTCTTAAGTTGAGATACAATATCAACATGAACACCAGTACGAACGGCAAGAGATCGTAGTTCCTTCATAAGTGTATCAATAATGATACGCTCTGAGTTACCACCATCTGTATCCTTATCGTGCATACCCATAAGACCAGCTGCGGCGGCGGTAATGTGATCTAAAACAATCACATCAACCTTAAGACTGACAGCCATGTACTCCATACGAGCAAGTAGATTCTGCATGGCGTTATTGCCAAGATGGTCATAGATAAAGAAGTTAGTGCCACTAAGCTTACGCTTTGCATCAGCATACTCTTCATCAGATAGATCATCAATATAGTCCATGTTGATTGGTGACTTACCAAGTTTAACACGAAGATCATTCATCATTCTACACGCACGAATAGCACGGACTGGCTTGTTAAGCAACAAGCTAATCATGTCATCCATAGTTTCTTGTGGTGATTCTTCAAGCATGATTGCACCAACTGATCTACCTTCTTCAAGATGGTGAATGATAAGCTCACGAAGAATAGTAGACTTACCACTACCAGTTCCACTAGCCCATAAAGTAATTTCACCACTACGCTGGCCAATAAGATACTCACTAAGTGAATCGAAGGGAAACGGGTATACTCTAACATTTGCAATATCCTCTCCGTCATTTACAATTGACGAAATATGTAGAATCTCATCTGGAGAATATTGCTGTGCTTCCCAGATAGCAGAAACAACAGCTTTGCCATTGTTATTCATTAAACATTCATTAGCATCTTTGTAAGGCAACTTAGCAATCTTGCACTTACCGGGTGGTAGTAATTCAGCCACCTGCTTAGTAGCATTTCTGCCGGGTTCATCATTATCAAAGCAAAGCACAATCTCGTTATAGCTACAAACAAACTCATAGTTATCCTTGATTGCTTTGACGGCGGACTGTGCTCCGTTTGGAATAGAAACAACTGGCCAAGTACCACCAAGCAATTGATTAACTGTCATGCAGTCAATCTCACCCTCAGTAATCACAAGACGCTTGCCGCCATTCTTCCAAAGATGCTGGCCGAATAACTCTACATTTCGGCTATTACCTTTCCAGAAGAATTGCTTGTTAGGGCCACGAAGATGTTGGGCAACAAGTGTACCAGACTTATAGTAGTTTGAGATTTCTACTTCCTTACCGTTAACTTTAGCTGACTCATAACCATAAAGTCTACAAGTCTTGTCATCAATATTACGATGAGAAAGGCCAGTTACAGTACCCTTGGTTGGCTTGAATTCAGTACTAGTAAATGTTGTATCTGTTTCCATAGTTCTAGTTACTCCATCCTTTCCTTCATAGTGTTGACAAGCAAAGCAATACCAATGATCTGTATACTCTGCAAAATTATTACCTTTGTTATCAAGTCCAGAAGCAGCACACTTTGGACATTGTGTACGCTTGCCAGTAAATGTGCTATTATTCATTAAGACCAAGCTCCTCATCTAACTCTGCCAATTTATCCATACATTCTTTACACTTTTCTGGGAGTAACCATGCATTTTTACCATTATCAAAACAATCCCATCTCCATTTTTCAGCAACTTTTTGTGGATCTGCTGGAGATAGCTTTTCACAATAAAGTGCTCTTACTTCATCAAGATCTTTTGTAAGTTCAAGAATCTTTTCAGAACGCATATCACACATATTAATACGCTCAGTTAGTTCTTTACGAAGCTTTTTAATTTCATATATAGCAAGCTTTGCCGTCATTGAAATACGAAGATCCATGCATCCTATTTTGCTACACATTAGTTTGTAAAGATCGGCTACAATATCAGTCATATAAATCCTTATTCATAGTTTTAATACCTTATTTTTAGCTCTAGTTAAGATTTCTACTGTTAAGAATCCTTCTTGAGAAGACTCAACAATCTCAAGCGACGCAATTCTTTCCTTTTCCGTTCCTCCATAGAACGCCATTGAGTCGCCCGTGCATACAAAAGGACCACCATCATAATCAATAAAAGGATTTCCATCATTATCTTGACCTCCTCTATAATAAGCAGAAGGTCCATCAATAATGTACTTATTTCTGGCAACCTTCGTAACTACTCTAGGCTGTCCATACCTCGACATAATTGTTTTAGTTTCACCTATCTTCATAACGCAACCATTTCACCAATCTCATTGGTATAAAAGATTTTATCAAATAAATTGATACACCAAGGCATACAAAATTTACAAGGCTTAGACATTCCAATATGCCCAGTCTTGCTAAATCTATAGTTCATAAGAACAAGCTTATCAAAATTACCATCAAGTTTTCTAAATGCATCTAACTCGGAATGAAGATATGGTAACATATAACCAAGCTCAACAGTCTTAGGATGAGTCTTCCAGTTATTAGTACCAACAGTAATAAGTTTATTCTTACGAACTATAAGAGAAACATGAACACGATCACGCTGAACAGTTTCAGATATTTTTCTAGCAAGTTCAAGCCAAGATTCCATTAGACATCTCCGTATACCATAACGGCGTTTCGGTTCTCTTCCAGTAAGCAATGTCTTTTTTATCGTTTACATAATAGGTACGATAAGCAAGAACAGCATCAGTATTCTTATATTTATCTGGCATAGCCTGAGCAAACTCAGTTAAACCAAGATCAAGAATGGGTGGTCTATTAACTTTACACCACTCAATAACATCACTTGATTTGTGATGCTTACCAAAACGCTTGGTATATTCAAAACCAATTTCTTCGCCGTGTTCAATTAACCAATTGTAGTTTGACATACTTGTTCTTGTCCAAATAGTGCATGGATGATTCTTATGTGCTACTTTATATGGTGCAACACCATTATGAATAGTACAAAGCATTTGTGCAGATTCAAGAACCATCTTTACAATATGCTTATCACAAAGATATCTAGCAGCTTGTCTTGGACAGTTATCAAGTACGAAGATGTTCATTCAAAGACCTCCAACTAATAGGAAATAGGTTAGAACAAATATTTGAAGCAGCAGTAGCATACTCACGAACTTCAGCCTGCGCAGTCTCATGGGAGCGCAGGTAAACCATCCTAGCCCACGCATACAGAGAACCTGTCCAGATCCACTCCGTGAACATAGACTGCGGCAGAATGGCTCTAGCTTGCTCAGGACACACGCCATTCTCTAGCAGCCTGTCGTACATGATTAGAGCAGCAGAGCACATATTCTTATATTCAAGAAGTAGTTCAGGATTATCAACAAACTCATCCATTGAACCTTGCTTTTTATTAGCTGCTCGTTTTCTAAAGTTATCTGGAATCCAACAGTCTGGAGTAAAGTCAACATAACGACGGCTAACTTCATTCCAAGCAAAACCAACCTGATGCTTTGCTAATTGTCGTGCGATAAAAACAGGAGCCTTAAAACGCATCTTAATAGATGTATGAGCAAAAGGACTCCAATGATTATGTTTAGCCAAATAAGTGATTAATTTTTGGTTTTGTATTGAATCGTAACCAGTCGATAGTTTATCAAATGAAACTCTAGCAGCATCAACAACTGAATTGTCAGTACCCATATGATCAACATATTCTACAATAGCCATAATAAATCTCCTTAAATCGTTGGGATGGATTTGCACCACCATCTTTATACACGCTTGGGGTAAATGTATACTGTTCTACTAACTTAAACTACCAAAGACACTTACTTGGGATTATTAACCCCTAGTATGAAGTAACCATTAGAGCCGACTTCTGCCCACTCTTTAGTTACATACATGGAAACGATCTGCGAATCGTCTTCCCATAATTTACCATTCAAGATATCAAACACAGCTTTAGCATAGTTATCCAAGTCTGCCCTTGGATGCTCTCTAGCAGTCTTTTTGGGACGCTTTACATAAAGTTCTAAAGTAATAGCTAAAGGACCAGTAAGCAATTTTCTATCAGTACCTATTGCTTTATATACTTTTTCAGTAGCTTCTTCTCTAAACTCTTTGTAAGGACCAGAGTAGTAAGCTCCCCACTTACCTACTCTTGGTCTAGATGCTGCAACTGGTGAGATATCAAACTTCCATTCCATTAGAACGGAATATCATCGTCAGTAACTTCTTCTGTCTCGACTGTGGATGCAGACTTATTGCTGGCAGTACCAACAAAACCACCTTCAACTGGAGCGAATCCACTACCGGAACCGCCACCAGTATTATTCTTTTCGATGATTTGAACACCGTTAAGATATAGACTGAGTGAGTTATCACGACTAAGAACCATAGGCTGAAGCTTTAGGCGAACCTTATCTCCACCAAAAGCAACAACTTCTGTTTCCTTAGCAAGAGCATCAACACAAGGGAACTTAATCTTGTCGATGTGGGTCTTGCTCTTAAACTTTACATACTTAATGCCTTCCTTTTCAACCATACCATTGATCTTCTTGGCTCCACTCTTCTTGAGTAGATCAGCAAGAACTTTTTGAAGGGTCTTATCAGCAACAACGGTAATATTGTGGTTAGCAGAATTTTCACCAAAGTTAGTATCTGGCTTAAGTAGATTACTCCACTTAACTTCCAGAGTTTCAGTTACTAGCGGTGGCAACTTCGTTGACTTCATTTGTATTCTCCTTATTTAGATTTGTAGTAGCAGTAGACTGAGCAGCAATTAGACGAGTAACTTGTTCATTAATATTAGTTGTAATACCAGTTAGAACTGTGCTAATATTTGAAAGATATTCAATTACGCTTACACCAGTTACAGCAGGACCATTATTTGTAGTTTCTGTATTCATGTACTATTCCTCCTTTCTGATAGCACCTATCAGTAGCCCCAACTATCAGGGCCAGTCATTATAGAAAACCTTACCATTTCCATCCTTATCAAGAACTTCAACAGCATTTGCGTCATAGGCCGATAATAGACGCATACCAAGTTCAGCCATTCCAAGATCTTTCCAATTAGTTTCAATACACTTTTCAATATTAGACTTCATCCAACTACAATCACAACTAAAAACTTCTGAGCAATTACGATCTGGATAAAGATCGCACTCACCAAAGGGTTGTGATAATGGAAGCCACATTCTAACAGTAAACTTTGGAGTAACAAACTTAAACATTTCTTCAGTCAGTACAGTAAATCTTTTCTGTTCCATATTATACCTCACATATCCATAAGTTCTAAGTAAGGATGACCATCAATAACAACACCACAAGATATTACAGGCTTCTTAATAAGATTCTTACCATAAGCCATCTCATATCTATTTTTGTCTACACCACACCCAACATCCATGCCAAAGATCCTTCGATCAGGGCCACAAAGCCAATTGATGCCAGCAATAGAATGGTGATGTCCCATGACAATGGGGAACGCTGACATTTTAGCCGTATTAAAAGCTGGATATTGAGAAGAAGAGCCAGTACCGTGTTGATACCTAACACCGTCAATAATATGAGCATACATCCACTCCCAATTTGTAGTACCATAAACTTCATTATAAGTCTTTAGATAAAAGTCTGGAATTCCAACGCTGGAAGCCAATCTAAAAACTCGTTCATCGTGATTACCAATGCAAACTTTAAGCTTAGGAAACTCTTTTTCCCATTGCTTAATAAAGTTCATAGCCTTTTTATACTCAGTAACAGCACCCTCATTTTCAGGATGCTTTGTATGAAATGAAATGCAATGATGATCGACAACATCTCCTGCATGAACAAACTCGTTGCACTTATATTTATCTCTAACTTTCTTTACAAAGTTAAAGTAATTCTTGTGTACCGCAGGAAAATGGGTATCACCTATAACTAATACTCTAGCCATATTACTCCTTTTCAACATAGATGTTAATGTTCATATCTGTTTGTAATGGAACATCTTTTAACATCATTTCTGCATGACAATTATCTAAAAAGATAGCCGAAAAACGACCAGTAGGAAACCATAAGTTTATGGTTTTCTTGAGTTCATCAGACAAAGCCAAATCAACCACACGCTTAACAGCCATTTCCATATCACCTTCATTGTGTACCTTTATAATTTTCTTTCTCTTTTTCTTTGCCATAATTTAATGGAAGAAATATTCAGAATCAATTACAGAAGACACATCAAATTCTCCAATCTGAGGTGGTTCAGGTAACTCAACTCCAAGAACTTCTTCTACATCCTTCTTGAGTTTAAACAATAAAGGTTCCTTATGCATCTCATAAAACTCTTCTTTAGTGAACTGACGCATCATTGAAACATAAGGAGCAGCACAACCATACGAATCATGGACAAAGCTAAAGTTACTAATACCAGCATTAATCATTCTATTCATAGTCATCCACATATGAGATGCATCAAGACTATGAATATAGTTAGGACTAACTGCAAGATTAACTTGATCGTCATCAATCTGAGTGGCATCAGTAGATCCAAAGTTAAGCTCTTTCATATTGAAGAGTTTAGCAATTGATCTTCTAGTCAGAATTTGATAATACTGATGGACAACCTTGAAACCACATGGAGTATACCACTCAAGATTCTTACCCATATTACTTGCAATATCTGATATTTGCTTAAGCCATACTTTACCAAAGTTAGCATTGGTCAAAGTATTCTTAAGACACTTATCAATATAAGTAGCAAGTTCCATTACAGCACCAGCAATTCTATCCTTACCAACCCAATCAAGATGGCCTTCAGACTTACAGTAACGACGAATACCATAGAAGGTAACTCCATACGGATCTGTCATTACAGCTCTCTTACAAACCGATCTCGGAATATTATTATCCCAATGATCAAGAAAACGATCAGCCCACACTTTGGTATCTGGATCTGCATTGTCATCCTTGATATCATTCTGCATACTAGCAGTCATAGAATCAGCAACAAAACCATATAGATCTTGTGGTGTTTCAGTCTTAACTAAGTTAACCTTGTAGGCAAGATTAGTATCTCGCATAATAGCAGCCCAATGCTGAACACCGTTACAAGAACCATCCATCTGAATAGGTAACTGAGTAAGTCCATCAGTCCTACAAAGTTCAAAGATTGCAGCCAATCTCTGAAAACTAGGATTCTTTTTCTTCTTATCAGAAACCCAAAACCAACGCATTTCATATGGATCTTTAGCAGTATTCTGAATTAATTCAATATTATCATCGACCCATTTGATACGATCAGCAAAAGGTTCTTTATCTTGATCAAAAAGATTAGCAAGATGAATCTTTAACCAATACTTACCTTGTTCAGTTTGCTTAATTGGTTTAGCAAACATAATTAAACTACGATCAAAGTCAGAACTTTGTGGTGATAATAAATCACAAGCAGTATAAGCACGACCTCTAAAGTCGCAAGTATACACATGATAGAAGAAACCCCACTTAAGTAAATCTTTGGCAAGCTGAAGACGAACTAACATTCTACCGCGAGAGCGTTCTTCCTTATACCAAGTACTATAGGCTTCTTCTTTACGCTGACACCACTTAGCCTTTTCTTCCTTAGCTCCACCTTCTGGGTAAGGTTCACCAAAATCAAAAGCATCAAAGTTATATGCTGGAAGATTAGCTTGTCTTGTATTATTATGGAACATGTTTTCCATAACTTCATAGACTTGCTTATTGATTGTCCACTCAGTAGTCATAAGATTATTCAAACCACGGATAACAATATCACTAGGAGTTGAATTCTTCTGAACAACAGTCTCATCCCAAAACACATCTCTAAACTTTTGAACAACTGGCTTACGAATCCAAGGCATTAAGTTACCACCACTAGAATCTATAGCGTGTGGAACTGGAGGAACAATCATAGGACGATACAAGAAAGTAGCTCTTGAGATCAGATCCTTATGACGATTATGAAGCTCCATAAGAATATCATCAGTAAAACTGACAACAACTCTTTCATACCAACGACTACCAATTCTCTTACGATAATTCTTAACTTGAATGATATTGCTCATCTCTGCAATTCTAAGCATATGATGACCAAAATCTTCACGCTGTTTCCTAGTGAACTGCTTCTTATTAATGCAATTCATTTTACCAGCAAAAGCACGACAACGCTTTACAGTCCAATTCTTCTGATAATGAGACTGCTTAAGCCAATCATCTCTAAAGTCTTTCTTAGCAAGCTGATAAGCAACAATATCAATCACCATATTAGAAATTTGGTGAGCCATATGTTGAGCGGAAGGAAGTGGAACGGTATGAACATCTCCATCTTTTCCGTCCATCTTACGATCCCAAGTATTTGAATTAAACCACTCAAGCATAAGACAACGAATAGTAATATCAGCCATCTTACCAGCACCAACAGCAAACAAAGGATAAGCCCATTCAGGAGTCTTACGATTCTTACTAACGATATCAATCCACTCCTGATAGAATGGAGTTAGATGAACAACACAAGAATCAAGAAGACCTTGTTCTGGATAACCTTCATCTGGAGATCTATTGTATTCTTCCCAATAACGATTATTAGAAAGATTAAGCATCTCTTCTTCAAGAAGAGCCTGATAGTTCTTTCTACTTTCCTGAACTTCTGGCTTTAGTAAATTCCATAACTCAGGCATAAGTACCTCCTATCAAAGTTGATCTACATTATCATCAATAATCTTAGCAATACTCTTAAATGACTTTGCGGTATCATAATCCCCATCATTAAAACCAGCTAAATTATAAGCATAATCATTTAAGAAAAACTCACCTTTAGTTGTTTTCATACCAGCCCACTTCTTCACAACAACCGGAAGATAAGAAGTAGCAGGACCGTATTTATAGCATTTGCCTTCAATTTGACAATTAATCTTAACAACATCCAAAGTCTTCTTCTTCTTTTTCTTTTGTTCCTTATTATAAAGGTCACAAAGAACACCAAGACAACAGAAACTATTATCATGGTTACGAAGAGTATGTTTACCTTGCTTATACTTACCTGAGCGAAGTGCCTTTGTCCAAAGTTTTGCAATATCTTTCTTCACAGTATCTCCTTTATAATGCGTTTTAGGTATGCGCACCCCACCATCAACTTAATGATTAGACAAGAGTAAGAGCGTGACGGAAAACCTTCATGGTCGAATCCTGATTAAGACCAGCAAGGTTATCCCATGCTCGATTCTCAATACTAGCCTTTCGACCACGGGCAGCAACACGATGCTGAATAAACTTACTAACAGCATTAGCAGCCATCCAAACACTAGCCTTACTCTTAGTCTCATCCCTTTCACGGTCAAAGGTTTCAGACCAACTAGACACAGCCTTTAGAGCATTATCATAATTACTCTTCTCTGCATCAGTAGTTGGATTAGAGACAATAGGAGCCTCAATCATACCCCAAACATCCATCCAGAACTTCTGGATATCAGTCTTGGTAAGTTCATAGTTTGCCAAAGTATCAACAGTCTCACGGAAGAACTTACCACTAGACTTGAACTCACGAAGAGCATCACGCATAGCTTCCTTCTTATCTTCCATAGTAGTACCCTTATGGGTAATACGGAACATATTCTTACCTCTTCGTGCATTAGCAATAGCCATGCTAAGTGTATTCTGACAAACAATACGAACACTTGTTGGCAGAGCAGAGAAAGCAATGCTACCATCATGGCTGTTAATTAGACCCATGTATTCAGTAACAGTATCTCCACTAGAACCAGCAACATCAAAGGTATCGCCACGAAGAAGAAGAACAATCTTACGACCATTCTTCAAACTGAGTGCAGACTCAACCTTAACATCTTTGCTAAGTTCATAGGCCATCTCAAAGTGTTCGCTATTCTGGATTACCTGATAATCATCAGACTGAACACTAAGGATTTCCTGAGTATCCTGACGAACAATTGCACTATAGTCTTCAGAGAAGACAGTACCAATATCTGGATGCTCGGCCTTAACAAAACCAGTCTTAATAACATTCCAATCAAGACCAGCAGCCTTTAGAGCTTCAGTAGGACTAAGATCAGAATCAACAACAGTACCAAGACGATGCCAAGCAGCAACACGGTTGAAAACCGCACCATCATTCTCCATGATTTCATGTGCCATTATAGTAACCTTTCTGCGTCAACAGACGCTTAGTTAAAGTCAGAACGATCACGAACTTTAAATTCTTCTTTCATACGCTTACGCTTTTCACTACCCCAACCTTTATTTTGTTCTTTCTTTTTGTACTTGTAACGATCTTTCTCTTTATTTTTGTTATGCTTCATAGCATCTCCGAATGTTGATAGCGAAAGTGAGGCTACGGAGATTCGAACTCCGGTCAAGAGGATGAAAGCCTCCTATCCTAGACCACTAGACGATAGCCCCAACATGACCAAGGTGGGATTCGAACCCACACTACAAACATTTTAAGTGTCTTGACTCTGCCGTTGGTCTACTTGGCCGTATTCTTTTTGGGCTTCTTCTTACCAAAGATAGCCTCATAATTCTTATCGTACTGCTTCTTATCTACCGGACGATACTTATCGCCCTTACCAGCTGAATGCTTACCGCTCATTATATCACTTCTCCTGTGACTTGTCAACCTTTTTTACTAAATAATTGTCAGGATGAACGGTATGATTTTTTCGCCACTTATCGGCCTCTTTATCAGAGTCCCATAATGCAATATCATTTTTATTTTCCATCATCCAACATTTGGAATTAATACACCATAGTCCATATTTCATAAAGCGTTCCTGAATGGAATCGAACCATTAGCCTTAGCATTAGAAGTGCCACGCTCTATCCAATTGAGCTACAGGAACTAATGCCATTAAGCATTCGGAATAAACGAAGGCTTTGTAAACTTAATCAGTTCATTGATGATAATACTGATACGCTCTTTAACAATAGCGTCAATGTAATCCTTAATCCACCTAGTATCATCTTCATTAAGAGGTGAATTATAACTCTTATATGATTCAATACGCTCATCAATTGTAGAATCAATATCAGCAATTACATCAGAAATAATATCATCACGAACATCAGAGATAGCAGAATCAATAGTCTGTTCCATGCTATACTTTGCATCTTCAATTTGAGATTCAACTTCACTATTTAGATCATCAATAGCATCACGAATCTGATCCTTGACAGCATCACTAGCAGCTTCCTTAAGAAACTCTTCCATCTTTTCAGCAAACTGATTCATATTCTATCCTTTAAAAGTATAGTTTAGTAAGAAACTGTCCTTCCTATAAGGACAAAATAGGGGCGGCGGGACTCGAACCCACATGTACGCGATTATAAGTCACGGCCTTCATCCAGTTCAGGCACACCCCAATATAATTAATCACTATAATGATAATAACCGGGATCAGGCCAAGGACCATCATCAAAGTTATCATCGTAATAATCACCATCACGCTCAGGTTCTTCAGCGTTATCATAAGCATACTTATCACAAACCTTTAGAAGCTTATCAGCAAAGTCTTTATTAAGACCGTCAATACCAGTCTTCATATTAAGACCATGCTCATTAAGATATTCATGTACAAAGATGTCTGTGATTTCAACAGTTTCAAGTTCCCATTGCCAATCCTCATGGATACCAAAAGCACCCCAATATTCATAAGGGCCGATACCATGATCAATATAATGCCAAACTTCTGTAGCAATAAAAGACACGGTATATTCGGTATCATCAACCTTAACATTAATCTCTTCGTACTCAGTTTCCTTGTCCATAGTATCTCCTAGATAAAGGGTTTATGTATTGTAACAAAGTGCCCCCTGTAGGGATCGAACCTACGACCTATTGATTAAAAGTCAACTGCTCTACCAACTGAGCTAAGAGGGCGAGTAGTGTAGTCCCTATCAGTAGCCCCAACTATTCAGTCAAGGTCTACAGGATATAGGTACTTCATCCACAGAGCGAAAACGATAAAGACAATAATTACTGCGATTGCTGAAGCCATCGGTTTTCCTCGTTCATCAAATAAGAAGCGTATGAATTGGCATCACACTCGTCACCAAATGCATCAATAACCTCATACTCACTAGACGAAATCGAATGACAAACCTCAAAATCATTACGAATATAGTTATACTTAACCCAATAAATCTTACTCATCGTTAATCATCTCCTTCATATCAAACATAAAAGTTTCTGGAGTCTTACCCAAAAGATAATAATGATGCGGCATAAACTGAGCAATGTCTTCCCAAACAAGAGATTCAGTAGCAAGCATCATATCCAGACGATGAACCCAATCAACATACTTGATATCCATCATCATTATTCTCCGTAAAAACATTAAGCATACTATTAACAGCAAGACCAAACTCAGTTAGACGATAATAATCATTACCATTCTCATCCCAAGAAACCTCAATAAAATCTAGAGTCACAAGATAATCAAGAAGATTATTATAAACAACATCAACATCATCCATTGTAGTTCTCCCAAAAGAATTGATACAGTTCATTACCAAACTCATCATCCTCACTAGGCTCAATATGAGAGCCATAGATATCCTCAATATGGTCAATCTCAACATGAGGTGAACCATCAGGATCTTCAATGTGAGTCAACTTGGCAACATACTCATCACCCATATACTCAAACTTATATTCACTATGATCTTCCATAATTAAATCCTTGAGTCTCCATGAATAGAAAAGAAATGATTCAGCATATAACTACAATCCAAAAGAAGTTCTCTGATATCCTCAATATTACCACACTCATCATCAAGATTGTCAACAACATTAAAGATACGATTAAGAACTTCACTAGGTTTCACTTGGCAAATCTCCGTGCAGCATCAGCCTTCCATTGATCCACAACACTAGGGTATTGAATACCATCACGCACAATAGGTGCATAGATATCAATAATACCATCAAAGTGATCCTTCTGAGGTTGATTCCACGAATCATACAGATCACCCCAACGATAATGCTTACCATTCAGAACAATTTTCTTAGACATTCAGAAGATCCTTTGTATTGAGATCAGATGCAAACTCAACTTCAACCTTAGTCTTTGTAATCATTACGGATTCCTGATCCAAATGCTTACAGACAGTAGCAACAAGAGAACGAATAACAGCATCAATCTTATCAGCTTCTCCGGTAAGAATACTAACCTTCCACCACTTGTCAACTGCAAGATTACCATTCTTCATAATATAACAACCCTCACCTTCGGTAACAGAACATCCACCAAAGTGTTCACTAGCGTATCGAACAAAACTATGAAGAATACTAGAGGCAACATCAGTACGCCTACGATCATTATCATGCTTTGGAATCAGCACATTATACTCAGTCAACATTCTCAATCTCCTTTACTTCATAGAAACCATCATCATTTTCAACAAGTTCATACTCGGTATCCTCAAACATTTCTTGAATACCAAACATCTCAACCAATTCAGCAGGAATAGGTTCATTGTTGATCTCATATGATTCCTCGTAGATACCATCAAGATCAGTACCATACTTACCAACAAATCCCATTCCCGGCTCAAAGAAATAAGCCTCTACTGTCCAACCATCTGCAACCATTGCATTATAAACTTCTTCAGGAGGACACCAAGCAGACTCAAAAGAAATCTCAACCTGATTCTTAGTAGATTCAAACTGCATCCAAGAAAGATTAGATGCTTCCCACTTGGTAGACCAAGTTTTAATAGCCTTATCATAATCCCACTCACCAAGTGGAAGGATATGATCGAAGAAAACATCCTTATTCAAGGAATCCTTGAGAGCCTGAATCTTTGCGGGATTTGGATTCGTAACAATAACAGTATTCAGACACCAGTTAGGCATTTGCATTGTCTCCGAGGTAAAAGGAAAGATCTTCACGATGACACGAAACAACATCACAACCTGAAAGTCCATGAAAGTTATTCATAGCAGCACGATTAGCATCATACTTTGTATCGTGGTATGAAAGAACTCTCCACTTAGGATTGTCAAGTGTACGATAGACAACCCACCAATCCATGTCCATATTAGGCGCACTAGTTTCCATTGTCAATCTCCTTTAGAAAAGAACAGAACAAGTGTATCGTAGGGTATTCCCCGAAAGGAATACCGTGGCGAACCACTTGCCTACCTAGGTTATGGACTGCGTGTATACCTAGAACCCTACATGAGTCTCCTTTGTATAGGTGTAGTTGCTATACAACATATGTGGTTATTTTTTATCATCAACATATTGAACACAAAGGCTACCACGCGAAATGCCTAAAGATATTCTATGGATATTTCACCATAGAATACCATCTTTATCTATTATCACTGATACCTAAAGATAAATATCAGCAGTCATGGAACTACCAATCCATGATTGGGCCTTCACCACCACCAACTATTACATTAGTGAACAACAGGTAGAGGAACTATGCGCAATGTCCTCATTAGGCATGAAACATTCCCATGATATTTCTACCATGAGAACGCGGGAGAGTACCGCCCTCCGAAGGATCAATCTAGCGAATAGATGATAAACGCTAGGGGAATACCAACAACAAGAAGAAGAATGGAGATCAGCTCAATCATTCTTACTCCTAGAAAGACTCTCAACTTCCTGAGCATAGAGATTCAAGGATTCAAACATTGAATCAACCAATCCATGCTTATCTTGTGGCAAAGATTCCTTCAGGCGATCACGAAAACCTTCCTGAAGTGCAACAATACAACGGTTCGATCTATCTCGGAAGTTAGACGAATGCTGAATCATATTCAAACCTTTCTTTGTTGCTGGATTGTAATGTATGCAACTCGTTCCAAAAGAAGTGTTTCAACTTCTCGTAGAAGATGAGTAACCTGAAAAAGATCGTGTGCATGAAGATTATCATACACACTTTCTTGAAGATTCCTCAGATTATCAAGAATTTCTTTCATTGTTCAAACCTTTCCCGGCATAGCCGGATTAGAGGAAAGATATCCATAGGATATTTCACTTATGGATACCATACCGTTAGACATTATCTGATGGGCCTACGGAAAACACCCACCATATAAAGGGTTGAGGAATACCCATACCGAGGGTTTGAGGAATACCCACACCAAAAGCATCTCATGGTTATTTCACCATAAGATACCACTTCCACAATCTAGACAACATCTCGCCAACCATTTCGCTATCAACGCTTCGCTATCAACAACCCGCGCCCGATAACCGGGGCGGATTGTTTGACATTTACTTGTAGAGTTTCTCCGCAACAAACTTTGCACCATGTTGGTGCACATTGATGCTATTGAGCCGAGGAATAATCCTGTGGGCATTATCCCGAACAATATCGGAATATCCCTTGCGATTAGCCTGCCGGATTGTTTCGATCATTTCCTGAATCTCCGCAATCTTCTTGGACATCTCCCCAAGATGTCCCATCAGATTGCATGCATTGATGTCCACCAAAGTCTCTTGGATTGTCGGTTCAGTATTCATCTGAACAATCCTTTCTGGTTAGATTGAAACCTTCGGACGATCCCATCGCGGCATCATCGGCGTGGTATCCGGAGCAGACTTCACGCCGGGAACCTTGCGGGAACTGGACTGCGGAATGTACCGAACCAGTCGATCATAATCCTCCCGGTCGATTGTCCGGCCAGTACGCGCCTTGACATAGGCGAGGACATTCCCAACACTCTCCCCGGACATCTCCGCGATAGTCCGCACAATGTGTGCGTGGCGAGCGGGAGAACAACCCTTGCGAATATCGTCCAGCAGATTCATGGCAGAATCCTCCGAGAAAAGAGCAGGGGAGCATCCATCGGAACATCCGAGGGAATCCCCTCGCGGATACCTAGTAGATATCCGGGAGGGAATCCCCGCGAACTACGCGGGGGGAATCCTAGTTACACTCCGAGGGCATCCAGCCGGGAGAACACATCCGCCTTGCTGACGGACTTCCCGTAGGACTTCTGCGGGATATTCGCCGCAGCCATCAGGCGAGCATACATCGCCTTCCGGGTATCCATGTCCGAGTATACCCCGGCGGCCTTCAGGATGTCGCAGAACAACCCGTGCACCTTCCGACCATCCCCGAGAACCTTGTGGGCTTCCCGAATCACCTCCACCAACTTGGCTTCGGAGAAGTTTGCGAGACACTCGTTGACCAATCCGCGAAGAATCGTACCCATGATTTTCCTTTCAATCACTTGCGATGCCCGTCGCACGCTGCGGCGGGGACTCCCCATCATAGCACTTCCGGCGATTCGCACTAACCCCTTCCGGCATTTTGTGGCTTATCGGACGCTGTGGACGGCTGGCCGATAACCCGTAGTCCGAGAACCGAC